ATATCAATTTCCACAAACCTATTATTACGTGGTATAAAACTTTTTCTACAACCATTTTCTTTATTAAGTGCTGCATAATTTACATTATTAAATTTATTTGAGGGTCTTGTTGTTGTTGTTTTTAAGTTGAACTGAGTGTTGACGTATTCACCGTCAACCACGTGGAAGTATTCACTGAATGTTTCATTGTGTATACGTATGCCACTTCTCTCGATGGCGTTGAATACCACGGATACTCTACTGTTAAAGAATTCATCATATTTTGTTTTTTCTTTGTTAATATTCGCTTTTAGATCTTCAAAAATTGTCTCACACAATTCATAATGTTTAACAATGGGTATAATTAGGTTTAACTCTGGATTATCTTTGTGTTGTCTATAATATAAATCGTGTGTTTGTGTTGTTGGTCGTATATATGTATGAGGAGGTGGATTTATGTCATAAAGAGCTTTGTTTGGAAAATAATGTAATATTTCCTTTTTATCACGACAATATAATGTATCAAACTTGTTTAGCAACTCGTTTATACGCGTGTTTAACGCATTTAAAGATTCACTATGCATGATACACACCATAAAGCCTTTACTCGCTTCAATTGGTCTAATATACACTAAACTTACGTGATTTTGTACGGGGTGTATTGTATCATTATAAGGTATTACCTCAATGAACGCTTTTTTATAACCACTATTTATCAAAACATTTAACTGTTCCTCGTTTTCTACAAGCCAGTACATATACCTTTATTTTACCCTAATATACGAAATATTTTGTTAATAGCCACTTATTCTGTTACTACTTTGAGTTTCTGTTTTACTTATTTTATATTGAAGATTAGAACCACTTACGGGAATTAAAAAACTGTGAGGAATATTAGTATGTTCTGCTCCTACCATTGGACCTTTTGTTGGGTGTATGTGATATAAACCTGTATATGGTCTATTTGTTTCTTTAATTAAAAATTCACTACCATCAGTTTTTAAATTGCTTCCTGAAGGGTATCTAAAATATTGATCATATCTACCTTTAAAATAAGAGCTAAAACTAATAAGTGAGTATTTATTTTGGATTCTTTTAATAGTTTTTTTATTAATATTAATAACATCATTTCTTTTCCCTGATATAAGCCATGGGAATGCAAAAGCAAAATATAAAGTAAAATCTACAACTGGTTCTTGGTTTTGGAATTGGTTAAATTCTTTTAAACTTATTTCTGTATAATTTATTTCATTTTGTTTAGATGTGAAGTATCTTTGATATTCACCTAATTCATAATTTTCCTTAGTTGGGGTTGAATTATATTGTGTTGGGGGTTTTGGTGGAGTATCATCTACTCTTAAATTTTGATTTTGAGCATACACATCAGGTACTAAATATAAGTTAGCTTCTGCGTTATAAGACCCAACTGCTCCTTCTTCTGCATCTTCTGTTCTATTGGTATTAGGGACTATAATTTCCTTTATTGGTGGGTCGTTTGGGTTTTTACCAGTATAGTATTTACCACTAGAGGTTTTAAAATAATATCCTACATATTCTTTAACAGAATTAATATAAACAAATTCTGTTCCATTAGTATATAAATCCGTTGTTGTTTGTGATTTTGGAAAATACATTATTTATTAAATTTTTGAAATAATTCTATTAATTCTTTTTGTGGGAAAACATCACTTTTATCTGTTCTATAAGAATTATGAGTAAAAGTTCCTCTATTATTGCTAAAAGCAGTTGATGCTACTCCTTTACCTTTTTGAGGAAATTGTTCATAAAATCCATTTCCTCCACTATATCTTGATCCCATAGTAATATTTGGATATGCGGTTTGAACTTGTTTCATTACTTTTTCTAAAGCAGCTAACTGTTTTTTTGTATATGAATGGTAAAGACCATATCCTTTATAATCTCCTGTTTTTACAACTTTACCACTACTGTTAATTTTGTAGGGCTGTGCTACTGGGATATCAGGTTGACCTTGTTTTAGTTTTTCATAAGAATAAGTTTTATCACTTTGTACAAATGTAGAATTTTCATTAAAAAATGAATTTGATCTATTTCTTCCTTTAACTTTTATATACCCTAATGCAACTAATTCTACAGAAATTGTACTTTTTTGAAGATAACTATTACCTGATCTTTTAGACCCAATATGGTTACCCCAATACTTTAAAGGAAATAGTTGTTCTGTATTACCCGCTCTGTCTATAATAAAGTGAGTTGAAACATGAGTACTCTTTTTACTCCAACTGTTTTCTATAATAGCTTTAGCTCCACCTAATCCTGCTGTATGGTGTACTACAAATTGAATTTTAGGGGTTTCTTGGGGGTAGTACATTAACCCATTATTTGATTTAGCTTTTAATGAATATCCAGAGGTTAAAGTTTTAGCTAATTTTTCATCCCCTGTAAATTCTACAGGTATAACATTATTTTGGCCTGGTGGGACAAAAATTTCTTTAACAGGAGATACTTTTCTTTTTTTAGGTTGGGATGTTACAGGTTGTGAAATAGTAGTTAAATTAGTTACCCACCTATTATCACTTACTTCATGATTTATCCCATCAATAACAAATTTTAAGGCATTTGGGTAAGAAGCAGGTAATGATCTTTGGTTAACTTTTAATTTATTATAAATTTTTATTCCTCCTAACCCTTCAAAAGCTAACCCTAAAGTTACAGGAATAAATCCTGTTGTACCTGTTGTTATATCTTCAGTATCATATTGATATTGGTCTAAAGTAGTTTTGAAGTTTTTAAAAGTATTATATCCTCTTTCTACAAATCCAGGATTATCAGAACCATACCAGTACAAGGCATCTGCTGTCCCCACTGCTTGATCTACAAATTTGGTTTTAAAACCTTGCCCTCCAGAAATACTACCAGTATAAGTTCCCGCCCTTTTAGCTTTTCTTCTTTGTCTTAAAATCTTTTCTCTTTCACTTCTAGATACATCTACTTCTATTTGTTTAGTTCCTGTTCCCCCAAAACCATCAAGTAAATACGATGGGTAATCATTTAATTTTTCACCATCTTCCATAACATCAATTCCAGCATTAGCAACTAGTTGATCAATTTCAACAATAGAATCTACAACTTGATCATACAAGGCATCATCAGACATATTAGTTGTTCTTGAATTCCAAAAAGAAGTAAAGTCAGTACCATAATTTTTAGCATAAGTTTTATAGTTCCAATTATACGAAGGGGGGACTAATTGCCAAGTACTTTCTTTTTTAAATATTTCAAATTTTTCTCTATAATATTTTTCTTCTGGTGTTTCAGCAGCTTCTGCAGTGGGTGGGACATATTTTGATAATGGACCATTTACATGAATATTTTCAAATCTATTTTTTAATCCTCGGTTCCAATTTTTATACCCAACAGCATCTAAAGCATTAGTCTCAGAACCCGCAGCTGTAGCCCCAATAGTTATTTGGGACATTAATTTAGGAGTAATTTTGGTTTGAAAATTAAAGTCTGTAACAAATGAAGATCCCGAATTAGGAGTATATCCTATTATATTAAATTCTACTTCTTTATTTTTATAGGGATATACTACTTCATATCCCGTTATTGGGTTTTCATCTAAAAAATAAATTTCTCTATCATTTTTTATACTAAGTGTAAGTTCACAAACATTACCCATACACCTATTTACACCACTAAGGATTTTCTGCATAAAATTAAATAAATCTAATTCATTTCTTTCATTTTTATTTGATTGTAAGGTTTTTGATATAAAATTAAAATTAACATACATATTCATTAATTTTCCATAATAAACATTATTTTTTTCTACTACAAAATCCTGTAGTTTACCAAATGAAGGTAAATTAATGCTGTCTGTAATGCCTAAGTCTTCAGTATATACCGGTTTAAATATAGCAATTGAAAGATCTAAAGGTATTAAATTAGGTTCATAATTAATTCTAGTAGATGAAGGAGATTTAACAAAGGTAATTGCTGATTCATTAACAGTATTTGATGAACCTCCATTATCAATTCTTAATATTACATTATTTTCTATTATTTTTAATAATTCTCCAAACCTAATATAATAACGTGAGGTTGGTGGGATTTTTTTTCTATTTATATTAGCATCAGCTTCAGCATTAGAAGCATTATAGGCACCTACAGCATTAGGAAGAAAATAATAATTTTTACTATTTTGTAACTTTTGAAGAAAAAAAGTTTCTACTTGTTGTGCTATAAAAGAAGATAATCTATCAGATCCTAAATTTGTTATTACAGAATTAGTTTCTACTTCGGATTCATCTACATCTTCAGTTTTAATTTCATATATTTTTTGTAGTTTTTCTTTCCTTAGTTTTTGGTCCGCAGAAGATATAGGTGGAGATGGTACAATAACTTGTAATGATTCTATTACACTTCCTACCGTAACTAAATTTACTGTAATATCATAAGTATTATCCGCATTTAATGACCAACTAAAATTATTAACTTTTCCAAAAAATCCTTGATAGTTTCCTCTATAACGGTCTACATACCCATTTATAGTTTGTAACATTTCTCGTTGGCTTGGTGTTTTACTTGAAAACCAGGAATTTTCTATAATAGTAGATTCTACATTTTTTACAACAGGAGTATTATTTATATCTACAGATTCTATATATTTATCCCAACCCCATTCTAACATCATTAGATGGCCTAAGTTTAAGTATAAAATTTCAATTATACCAAATTGGAATTTATTAAAAGCTTTTAAAGTAACTGTTGCCTTTCTAATAGAGCCTCTATTTACAGATTCAACAGATATATTAGTAATTCCAGGTACAGGTTGTAAACCTCTACTATTACCACCCATCCCACCATACATTGCACTGTTGCTTCCTTGCCAACTATTGTTGTTTCTTATACCACTTCTAGTATTATATATTGCAGGTTTTGTCTGAGTTGTTACTGCATTTTTTCCTGTTCCTGTAGTCGTTTGTTCTGCTCCTTGTGTTAAGGATTGCATAGTATTAAATAGTACATAATTTTTAGCTAAATTTGTACCTAATAATGAATCAATATCAGTATCAGTAAGATAACTTTCAGTTTCAAATTTTTGTAAATCTTTTAATCTTTCACTACTAGTTAAACTTGTACCAGAAGCTAATTTTATCCAAGAACTTTTATTATTTAATAAATTTAGTACTTCAGGAGTTCTTTTAATAGAACTTTCATTATACCCAGCACCATGGATTAATTGTCTAAGTTTAACTTGCTCAGCAATTAATGGTTTTATTGGTTCCCCTATTAAATTTCCCATAACTAGTTTTCATTTAATTGTTGATAATCTAAAATTATAGCCCCGATATTCCCAGGAATTCTAATTTGTACTCCCAAAGGTGGAAACATAGAATTTTGATTAAATTGGGGATTAGCAATTGATATTACCCACCATAAACTAGAGTCATTATAATAAGTTTGTGCTAAGATGTCAAATCTATCTCCTTCATCTGTATAAGCATAGATATCTTCAAAGCTTAATGGAATGTCTGGATATTTAACTGAGGCCTTATATCTTTTTCCTGTTAATGTTTCTCTGTCCGGTATTGTTGTATATCTTCCCATTATGTAAATGCATTTATAGTAGCTTGTAAAGCATCTTGCCCTTCTTTACTTCCAATAAAGGCATTAGCTACTTCTTTATCTTCTAATTGTTTAGCATTTATATAATTGTCGCCAAAATATCCATTACTCAAGGCAATATATTTTTCTGGTCCAAAAGTTTCTAGATCACCTAGGGTACCGGGACCATTTTGGTTTTGTTCAGCAAATATATTTTTCTGTACATTAGGTACAAAATTATGAATAGGTATAAAATTAAATCCTGAAACTTTTATCATAAAGGGTAGTTCTTTTACACTTTGGTCTGATTTTGTTGCACCAGTATTTGATGTCTCATTAATTGCTATTTCCCATGGTGATTCCATAGGTACAGTATAATTAATTCCTGTCATGATTCCAACCTGGTTAAAAAGGTACCCTCCTACTGTTAATTCTATTAAGTTACCCCTCATATACCCATCTGCAGAATAATCAGGAGCACAAACTGAAGCTAAGTAATTTAATTTTTGATACATGGGCATTAATTCTTGCTTTGATTGAGCTGCTACAGTCCACGATAAATTAAATTTTCTATCAAACCCCTGGTAGTTGTATAAATTTTCTGCTCTACCTGCAAATTTTTGGGATGACCAATCAGCTGTGTATGAATCATCCATACTATCTATAAATGCCCTAAAATGAATATAAGTTTTTAATGAAGGATTATCATTATCAATTACACCAATTCTAAATTTACATAAGTCATTTATTGGTTTGTTTGTATCAACATTTAATGATTTATAAAGAGGTAAAGCATTAATTTTATCTAATGCTCCATTATTACCACTAACATAACTTCTAGTTTTATTTTTAGCACCAGCATCTCCTAAATTTACTCTTTGTTCATATCTATTAGTAGGAATAGTATAATCTGGGGCCGTAGCTGTTTTATCATTAGTTTTCCTTCTAAAATCTTGTAATATTTCAGTTTGGGGATATTGATTATTATCGTCACCTACAACTACACTTCCTGATCCCTTAGCTACCATTAATTGATTATAGGTAAGAGATGAACCTAAACCTTTAACAGTAGGCATTGATTGAAAACTACCCGTTTGATATACACTTTGACCTACACTACTAATAAATCCAGGGCTAAAATTATTATTAGTAATTGAAAATTGATTATTTAAAAGATTTATTAAGGGTGTGTTTGTAGATCTAGAATATTGACCTGTTACAGTTTTAGACCCTGAGGCTTCTATATCACCAAAATAAGTACCTCCTCTAAAATTAAATGGTAAATTATCTGGTACTCCATTATTATTAGTATCTACACTAAATGATTTTTTTCCAAATACCTTATAATTAAAACCAAAATCAGTGCTTGGAGTTTTACCTGTGTTGAAAAAACCCGACGTACTTAAAATAGAATTATTAATACCTGTTCTTTGATCTGAAAGTGCTTTTATTGTTGTTTTTCCTACTCCTAAAGTTGATCCTGGGCCTCCTGAATACTCATATAATACATCATTAGTATTAGTTGTGTTTTGATTTTTAGATAAAAATTGACTTAACCTACTAGATACTATACCCGTATTTTTTCTTTCATCAAAAGCTGTAGTGTCAAAATATATAGGATTAGATAAAGGTAAACTTTCTCCGGTTAAAAAACTAAATATTCCTCCCACATTACCTCTAGAGGCTGCTTCACTTGTATCAAAAAATGGGTTTATACCTTGTTTAAGTAAATGTCCTCCTATGGGGTTAACCGCTGCTTGTAGTAAAGTAGAGGTTGGTAGGTAAATACCGTTATTTAATGGTAATCTATTATTTGGTGCTTTAGTTCCTCCAGGTGTAGCTTGAATATTAACACCTGTTTTAGATAGTACTTCTTGTTTAACTGTAAATAAAAGTCCGTTTGGAGATTTTAGATCAGTAAACATTTTTGTTAATCTTGAAACATCTTTAGCAATAGTTTCAGGTAATAATTGACCTCCTCTTAATATAAAATCATTAAACTGTCGATTTTGAACGCTACTCCCAATATCACTATCATTAAACCTTCTTGATGGGAGGTTTTCTAGTTCATAGGGTTGGCCACTCGCATTAGTATTACGAGGTCCCGCTCCTCTTCTATCATACCCATATTGGGCTGTGTTGTAAGTAGAAAGGTCTGTTTGTATGGTTAATAACCTAGGCAATTATTTTAATTACCTGTGTTATCTGAAGCTCTAGGAGTATCAACTACGTAATTTTGATAAGTTCCTAATTCAAATGTATTATTAACAGGAATTACCCCATTTCCTTTTAGTGGTGCAGCTGGTTGCTCTCCTCTTAGTGGGGTTAATGAACTCCCTTTGTTTTCTAATCTGTCTAATAAAGGCATAATTTTAATTTTTAATGGTTAATTATTTTGTTATAAATATTATTATTGTATAGAATATGCACCCATGTCTACAGCAGTTCCTAATTTTACATCATTCATTTTTATTACTGGTGATGGTGGTTTTTTATTAAGTGATGCTTCTAATAATCTTTCTAGTTTTGCTGTATTCATATTAGTTGGGGGTGATGTAGTATTAAGCATTTGTTGAGGATCTTTAGTAGCTATAAGGAAATCTTCTGGTGATGTGGTAATTAAATCACCACCAGGTCCTATTACCCCATCTTCTATCCCAACACTTTTACCTAGACCCTTAAGAGCATTATTACCTTGTGATGCTTCAAAATCTACTTTACCAAATGAATCCCCAAATGGATTTAAAAATCCTAATAAATCTTGGGTATAACCTACTATTGTTGAAACAATACCTGCTGCTACTGATAGTACATTTAATATGGGAGATAATGCTGTTCCTAAATCAACAAAAACTTGTTTTAATTCCGCCATAGCGGCATTCATTTTATCTTGTGCTGATTTTTGTTCTAATCTATTTGCTAATTCATCTTTACCTAAGGCACGTAATTCTTTAGCTGATTTATTCATTGTTTCTTGGTTAAATAACATATCAGCAACTTGATCAGCACTCATACCCATTGCTCCTGCTAAAGCCTCTTGTTGGATAACATTCAATTTACTAAAGTCTTCAAATGAACCCATTTGTTTAGCTAATTCATTTTGAAGTGTTACTTGATCACCAGTTAAAGCAGCTGCTCTTGCTCTTTCAAGATTTAAATCCCTACCAAGCAACATTTCTGCTTCCATTTCTTTTGTTATAGAACTTTCAAAATCCAAAAGTGTCTTTCCTGCTGCTGCTATTGTACTCATTTCAGTACCTAATAAACGAGCATTTGTAACTGCTTTTGCTATTTCAACAGTGTTACCCCCAAAATTAGCTCTTATTTGACCAGTTACTTTACCTGTATCTTCAAGTACAGCTCTTAAATCAACTTGAGTTCCTGCTTGTTGTTGTAATTCATAACTTGCAGCAAGAATATTTTTATAATTATCTTCAAAATTTACCCCAGTTGCTTCGGCTGCTGCTGCTAAATTACCAGCAGCTTCTTCTCCAATTTTTAAAGTATAAGTTAATTTAGTCATACTGACTAAAGTTTCTCCACTAAATTCTGTTATAAAACCAAATTGTTTATTTACTTTAGTTATATTTTCAAGTACTTTTGTACCTGTAATACCCATTTGGTAGTTAGATCTTGTTGCAGCTGATATGTTGGATGAGAATTTTCTTGATTCATTTTTAGTCATCATCATTGAACGGCCTAATTCCTTAGTCTGTTCATCTGCTTGCATCATTCCCTTAACTAATTCAGCAATAATTGCAATAGGGCCTAAGGCTTTAGTTAATGCCTTACCCATAGTACCAATCATTTTACCTGCTACTTTGAGTTGTTTACCCATTGGGGACATTCCTTTGCCCGCTGCACCTGCTAAATCTTTTGCTTTTGCAGTTCCAGCTTTCATAGCATCATCAATACCAAGCATCTTACCAAATTTACCACCACCTACTTTATCTAAAACACCTTGAAGTCCTCCTAAAGATTTCCCAGCAACTCCCATGTTTTTGCCCGTAGCTTCTTCTAATTCTTCTCTTTTTTTAAGTTCTTCATCTAGCTGTTTAAGTATACTGTCACTATCTTCCTTTTGACCTTGGATGGTTGCTAAAGTAGCTTCTGCAAGGCTTAATCTTTTTTCTTCAGCTGAAGTTAATTTATCTCCAGCTTCTTTTTTCTCATTAAGTAAATCAATTTCTCTTTGAACTCCCTTTTCTGAACTCTCATATAAATCTTTACTAGCTTTATATTTTTGTCTTAAAATCGAAAGGTCTTTTTCATTTAATTCTATTATACCAGCTTGGTCATTTTGTAATTTTTGAGCTATTGATGTTAATTCTCTAAATGCCTTAGTTGAGTCTCTTAATCCCGATGATGTTGCAGTTACTTCATCTAATGTTGCTTTAAATGCTCCAACTAAACCATCTAAATCACTACTAATGCTTTTAACTCGTGTTTCTACACCTTCTAATGCATCATTTAACTTTTTAGTTTCAGCTGATGCTGCTGCAATTTTAGAAGGATCTAAACCAGCGAAAGGGTTTGATTCACCTAATTCTTTGTATAATTTTGCTATACGGTCTAGTTGTTTTTGGATTTCCTTTGGTGTAGCCATTAATACTTATTTTATTATAAATATTAAAAAAAGCAACTATTTGTAGCTGCTTTTATTTTGATATGATTTTGATGCACTTTTAAATGCAGGAGCATTAATTTTACCATCATCTCCTACTAATGAAGTTTTACCTGAAGTTTGTGCCACTTTTTGTGCTTTATTTTTTTCTTCATAAAAATTAGATATTTGTTTAAAAGTAAACTTACGTAACCATACAGGCATGTTATATACTGTATGATAATCGTACCCACCTTTACCATGAAATAGTATGGAATGTATTTGGGTAAATAACCCAACTCTAAATTGAGGAGCTATTTTAGAGCTCAGGCCAAAAAAAGCTAATCCCTATTGGGATAGCTACCTCCTTCCCATCTTCGTCTATGTAACGAAGGTCTACATCTGGTTGTGTGTCTCTAAGATGTTTTCTTAAAGCCTTAGAATCTATAGCTAGTAAAAAGTTATCAACAAATTCTCTAATTTCTTTAGTTCCTGATTCTCCATTAACGGATGTAATAATATATTTTAATCTTGTACTTAATTCAGGGGCAGCATTTTTATTAATCTTCTTTAATCCTTCTAATTCTCTATCTATTTTAATCTCATCCCCTCCAGTTAAAATTTTATATGTAATCGGAGTTTTTGTATGAGGAAGAACAAATTCAAATTCATTTTTACCAGGGGTAATTAAAGATTCATCAAATTCTTTATTTTCTAAAGAGGATAAATCAACAACTTTTTCTTCTCCCCTATAAGTGAATTTATATTCAGCACCATAACCTAATACACGAGTAGCAACTAATACTGCATTTTTATCTCCTAGTATTAAATCTTGTTGTTTAACTCCTTCTGTTAATATTACAGAGTCTAGTAATTTATTTAATACTGTTCCTTTTTGAATATAGGATTGATTAGTTAAAATATCTTCTTCCTTAGCGGTCATATATTTTAATTCTATTTTACCACTAGAAAGTGGATGGTCTTTTGGGTATAGTAAACCTTTAGAGGGTAATTCTATTTCTTCACTTGGGAATTTAAATTCAGCCATAATCTTTATTTAGTTAAAACGTTTTTATCGTTGATACATATTAAGATAAAAAAAAGCTCGGCCGAAGCCAAGCTATTTTTCAAATTAGGGGTGGGTAAAATTTTTAGAAATTTAATATACAATAATCTGGTTGTACAGTCATTGTAATTTCTTGAGCAGCATTTTCAGTATCCCAGTTAAAATCTCCAAATGAAGCTTCTGTAATCATTGCTCCTTTGATGATCCATTCTGATACGATATCACCTACAGGTCCTAGTACATTGATTGTAAGATCTTTCTTGTAGAAATCACTATAACCATCTCTACCAGTTACTGATTCGTGGTGTAATCTAACCCATTCCATTACTGATTGTGCACCAGATGGAGTAATAGGATCAAATAATGTAAACTGGATAGTACCCCAAGTTGTTTTACCTTTCACAAAACGTTGAACGTTAATATGATTTAAAGGTACTGTTCCTTGTGATACAGTTACAGCTCCTACACCTTTCATAATGTAAGCAGGGAATCCATCCACAAAACAAATAAATCTATTCTTTTGTTTTGGTTCAAATGCTGTGAAAAATATTTCGTTTGGGTTTAATACTGCCATTTTATTTTCTTATTTTATTATAAATATTTATCTTTTTAGTTTTTATGCTGGAAATGTTGCTCCAGTTGGTAATACATTGAAATCTAATAATATAAATTCAGCTGTTCTTGTTGGTTGTAAAAATATTTGTCCAATTAACTCATTTCTATCAATTACATCTGGTGTATTATTAGTTTCATCCATTACTACTTTAAATGCATACAACCCTTGTCTTTGTTGAACACTTTCTAAGTATGGATTTACTTGTGTCAAGAAATTTTGTCTCGTTGCAATTGTATTCTGTTCAAATACTAAATTATCTGCAATTTGAGAGATAAAATTCTTAAGTGTAATTAGCAATCTACGTACATTTACTCTATCAAGTGCCGAAGCAGCTTTTTGTAATGTTTTTTGTCCAAATACTACAACTCCTTGTTGTGGGAAGGTTGCGATTGGGTTTACATTAGCTTCATATAAAGTATCTCTATTTGTAGAAGTTAATTTTCTTTCAGCTCTTACTACTTGTCCCATTCCTCCTCTAGTAATACCTGCTGGTGCAAACCATGGATCACTTGAAGCATCTGTAA